TCTAACTTTAAATGTGCTAATAATTGTTGCTGCCTGGCCTAAAACTTTTACAGGAGGCGGGCCGTTTGGCACCCAATAATATTGTCTAAAATTAGTAAACTTGTCCCAGTCAATAGGAGGATTCCAACTAAAATGATCTGCTTCAGTTTCTAGGCTATCGTTTTCGTTTTGATTATTAAAAAATTTCAGCTGATTTTTAAAATCTATATAATCGTAGAAATTTGTTATTCTTGAATTTTCATCGCGAATCACGACGCCTGGTTCTAGTTGATATCTAGAACGAAGCGTATTATTGCTGTCAAGGTAAATGTCTTTGCCGTTATATGTTTTACCAAATCTACGGCCAACATATCCTACAGTTTTTTCTAGAACTCCAGGTTGTATCAGAGGATCAACCACTCCTGCTAAAAATTTAGAATTGGCGTCCGTTTGAAAAATCTGTGGCAGTAATTCTACCGCACGTCTAATTGGTAATTCACTATCTGGAAAAATATTTTTTGCCATCTTACACCTTAATATGTACTAGAACTGACTGAAAGAATCGATGTTCTAGTTTCAACTGCATTTATAGCTGTTACAATTTCAATATCGTCAACTGTTGCTCCGCTAACAAATATTTCATCTGATCGACTTTGTATTTCAAATAAACTGCCAAACGACTGGCTGAGTTGTCTTGGAACAATGGTCATGTTACTGATATCGGGCGACACTGCATTTGTGATGAAGGTAATTAATTCGCTAACATAAAACCTATCCCCAAAGTCCCAATTTTTAATATCAAAAAAAGTATTAATTGAATTAATAATACGCACTTTAAGATCGTTATCATTGATTGTTTTGTATGGATTCTTAACAACTTTAAACACAGCCTGTAAATTTTCATCTGCCAAAGCACCAAACAATACTTTATAATTTGTTGTATGATAGACTATTTCGTCACTGATGGATTTTATAGCATTAAGACTTGTACCAAAACTTATGCGTAAGCTATCAGAACTCGGAGCTTCAGGTTTTACAGCGGCCCCTGCAAGATAATTTCTAAAAGCAGTATCGTATGACCGCGTTAACAAAAATATATCAACAATATTGCTAACGCTAGGATCGATCCTTCTGTCAACGTTTGCATTGTGAATGTAATGAAATTTTAATTTATCTCTTCCTAAATTAGCTTTATAGTTGCTCTGTAATTCTAAAATTTTAGAGTTATTAGAAGATACTACTACCTTTTTAATTCTATCTTCATTGCTGTTATAGAAATATATAAAACTGCCTTCTGCATAATCATCTATGTTAATATTACTTTCAGTGGGTGTGGCGGTAATAATTTTTGTTGAATTATCAATAAATTCAAAAATTTTATTTCCTGCTATATCAACTGTTTCTTTAAAAAATAAAAATTTTTCTTCTGCATTTTCAGTTCCAGAAAAATCCGCACCTACGATTTCTTCAAATGCATCAGGATCATCTATTATTCCGTCATCGTCAGAATCAGCGAATGAAATTTTGATTTGATCAGCTGCCTCGTATCCATCTTCGTATCTAATAGTATCACTGATCTCGAATGGGATATCTCTAGTCAATGCATTAATTTTTGTAAAATCTGTATTAATTCCTAGAATTTTAATTTGATCTTTTACTGTTTTTCCAGTTACTGCATTATATGTTTTTTGATTTGTGTCAAGATAAAATCTATTCTCACTGATACTGCCAAATGCGTAGTATAGTCCTCTTACTCGTATATTGTAACGGTCGCCTTCTTTTACAAAGGCTATTAGCCAAGATGCATCAATTGAGCTATTAGAAACATCGCCTGTTTTTCCTAAATTAAAATTTATAGTGGTATTCAAATTTGAGGACGTTATGATTTTCCAGGCCGATTCAACGTAGTCGTATCTTAGACCAAAATTTAGATTATTCAACATGAAATTCACTATTTCATTTTCTAACGCTGTAGGCAAATTGTTTACAAATTTAGGTATTATTCGAGAAGCCACTGCTCCTGAAGGAATTACATCATTAAATTCAACTGGTCCAAGTCCTGACACTAGAGCACCACGATTGGAATTGGTACCATCACCTGCTACCTTAGTAACCTTGGTCCAAATATAGGATTTGTAATCAGCGTCTTGAGAGGTAGTATCAACTAGAACTATTTGATTGTCTTTGAAAACATTTTTTTTACCGGCAACGGTTGAAGTAGGAGGAATAAATTTTATTAATGCTCCCACTTTGGCATACTTTAATGTATTGGTTGTATAGGTTCCGCATTTTAGCAAAGCATTATCTATGGTGTTAATAAAATAACCGGTTGAGTTATTAATGTCTTTAGTTACCTGTGTCCAGGCTGTAGTTTGATCTACAAAAACAATTTTGTTGTATTTTGTAAAATAGAAGTTGTAAACTTCAGTGTTTGTAAATAATGGTTCAATACTATTTCTTAAAAAATTAATTATATCTAATCGATTAGAATATTTAAAATTTAATGTTTTTTCATTTTCTTCTTTATAGATAAAACCGTCAGTGGCAAATACATTTACAGAACTGTATTTTCCGCTAACATCTATAATGTCAAAGTTTCTTGAAATTCCGCTAGAGGTTCTGTTTATAGACTTGACTTTTAAGATATCCTGAGAAGCGCCAAAAGGCGCCAAGTTGTAATCTTCACCTGTGATCATTCTGTTCTGCGTATAATATACCGCAGGTGCATTGGCTCTAATTGAAGCAACGTCTTCAGACGCTGCGGCGGATGTTACTGAAGTTTTTAAACTAAGACTAATTGTGAGAGTATGTTCTACTCCTTGCTTATTGGCGTAAGGAATAGAAACGTTTATTCCTCTCATTTCTGTTGGACTAATTGTATACACTAATCCATTACTGACTCTGTAATAGAATCTAAAACTTCCTTGAGGTAAATTTCCGTAAACTCCATCGCCAAACAGAATATCTACTCTGTCATTGTTTTTTGTAAGGACTTCATAGATATTTCTTACATTGTTTGTAACACTGTTATAGGCAATGTTGTTTCCTACAAGGGATGATACTCGTGTCCATTCTGCTTGTTGTGTACCCGTTGTATCTAAGCTGAATAACCATAGATCGTCATTGTTGATATTTTCTGCATCAACTGCTACTTTTTCATTAGTGGTCGGAACTGCAATAGCAAAATCTGCCAGCTCTAGACTACCTTGCTTAAACATTAAAAAGAAACCAGTGTTTGAACTTCCTGCACCACGAGAATCGTTTTTGTATATAAAACCTAACTCATTTTTTGGAATTGGTGGTTCTTCATATATATTTTCTTTATCAATAAAACTCGTGCTCACAACCTCAAATGACATGCCGCGGCCAGCAACTGTTTTTGTATAGGCAAATAGTGGCACATCTGCTAACAGCGTTCTAAATCTGTATTGTTCAGTTGGTATAGTTTGAATAATTGCAGATCCTTGACTACGGCCAAATTCAGTATTATCACTCATTGCTGCATTTAGTACCAAAATAAACTGTTCTAACCAGTTTATGTTTGTGGGATCATTCCAAATAATAGTCTGTGATTGTAGATTTTTTCCGTTGCTGTCTAATAGATCTTCTGTGGTACTTACAGTGTCAAATTTTAACAGGCCTGTTGCTGCAATGTTTCTCTTGGCATTATAACTCAGCATACGTGCTAGGCGTAACACACTTTCTTTTCTTTCAGCTAGTTCTAAAAAATTTTCTCGGCTTGCTAGGTCAATACGAAAACTTATGCTTTGACCAAGGAATGCTACTGCATCGATTAATGCCAAGTATTCTGAACTTTCTATATAATCGTTGAAATCTTCTGGATAGTTTTCACGCAGATACGTGATCATTACTCTACGTAGATTTTCAAAATCATAGCTTTTAAAATCAGCATTTTGAAAAGTCTGATATATAGTTTTCCAATCTTGATTGAGTATCAAGTTAGTTTGTCTTGTTGTGGTTGACATTCGTATCCAGTTCCTTTGTAGTATTTAATCAGAAAAAATAACTGGTCATTTAATGATTGAATTGTTTTTATCAAAGTCAAAGGTCATTCTTTCATTGACGTTGAAAGGAATATAAACTATGTCAGCTTCAATGCGTATTCCTTGATCAGTTGAATCTACCAGCACTGCATTGATGGCAATTCTAGGATCGTAGTTAATGATATCTTCAACATCTTTAGATATAAGAGTTTTTACTTCATCGGTGAAATTTTCAAAAAGCATATCCCAAATAATAGTTCCAAAATTTGGGTTTTCTAAT